TATAGTAGTATATATACTATATACAGTATGTAGTATATATATAGTATATATACTATAGTAGTATATAGTATACTATAGTATTAGTATATATATACACTCTACCGAGTACGCTCTATCCGAGGTAGAGTGGTGAGGCGCTCGGTTTAGAGTGATTGAACTTATCTACCTGAACGGTGACTAAGTAGCCACCAGACTCGCTGTTAGGCGCAGGGACGCTTGCGCTGAATGCCTATCCACTTCTCCGGAGAAGACAATCCACCATGAGTACACCACTAGAGCTTCAGGTTGTACCTAACCATCTGCTTGAGCCTCAGTTCGATTCCGAAGAGAAGCGTGCTCTTCAGAAGCTAGCTGCTGGTACGGTAGATGCTGCTGTTGATGCAGTACAGCCTCAGCTAGATCAGCTTAACCAGCTACTCCAAGACCTGACAGTAGATCCCGTACCGTTTCGCTTCGTAGCTACTCCCGGCCAGACTAACTTCGTCATCAACGGCGTAGCCGCCGATAGTGGCGAGCTAGTCCTAGTCCACCGTAACGGTACCTACCTACACCCAGTCAACGACTACACCACGTCATTCACTATCGGTCCCGAGACTACCACGATCACGCTAGGTACTCCCGCTAACCTGAACGACGTGATTGCCGGCTTCGTCTACAACATCATCTCCATGACCGGAGGCGGTGGAGGCGGGGCAAGTACGCTAGACCAGCTAACCGACGTCGTAATCCTAAACCCCCAGCTAGGGGACACGATCAAGTGGAACCCGGCTCTTAGCCGGTGGGAGAACGCTCCGGACGCCACAGGCGGAGCTACGGGAACGAACATCACTCACACGGCTTCGGCTACGGACGTAACGGTAGAATCCAGTTCGGGTCTAGACACTACGATCCCCGCCGCTAACGGTACGCTAGCCGGCGTCATGTCAGCCGCTCAGGCAACCAAGCTAGCCGGTATCCAGGCCGGTGCTACCCAGAACGCAACAGACGCGGCTCTAAGGGACAGGGCTACCCACACCGGTACCCAAGCCTCCTCAACCATTGCATCAGCCTCACAGCGCGTCCTAGGCCGTTCTACGGCTGGTTCAGGAGCGGTAGAAGAGCTGACCCTCGGATCTAACCTAACGCTAGTCGCCGGAGTCCTCAACTCGGTAGACGTATCAGCCCCAGACTTTGTCCTTCAATCCTACGGAGTACTCTAACATGGCAACTAACGCTAATTACGCCTCAACCCCGCGAGCTGCTGTAGCCGTCCTTAACGCCGCTAACACGAACCGAGATGGTACGGGTACGATCGTAACCATTCTGTCTGGCGGTGCTAGCGGTACTCGCGTAGACGATATCCGTATTTCGGCTACCGGTACTACCACTGCAGGTATGATTCGCTTCTACCTCAGTCTGGATGGAGGTACAACCAGTCGCTTGCTGTTCGAGGTACCAGTCACTGCTATTACTCCGAGTGCTACGGTACCCTCGTTCCAGTCTATCCTGACTAACCTAGGCATCCTGCTACCGGATGCTAACGCCCAGCTAAGAGCTTCGACCAACAACGCCGAAAGCTTCCACTTGGCTGTGACTCGGGCTGGAAACTTCTAAGCATGAACGTAGGCATTTTTAGTGGGGTTCTGGGGGCTACGCCTTCGGACCCCGTAAGCATCCGAAACAGGGTATCTAACAGGGCTACCAACCTGTCTGTACTGGATAGGGGTGGATCCGTACGCAAGACGGATACGGGAGCCTACACTTACGCAATCCGACCTGACGTAATCGAAGGATGGAACGATGACGCTGCTATTCTAGTAGCTAACGATGGCAGCTCCGGAGATCTGACCGTAGCAGGGCAAGGTACGGTAGTCATTACCGCAGGCACTACGGTAGGAGCCGTTACTATTCCTCCCGGAGATAGCAGGCTTCTAAGCCGAGTAGGCGTGGATAGTTGGAGAGCTAGATAAGATGGGAATTATCCAAGCAGCAGCTAGACCCCGTAGAGGGCTAGCAGGACCGATTAGTGTGGTGCACTCGTCTGTTTCTCACTATTCGGGAAGCGATGGCGAGTGGCAGATCATTATCCCTGATCCCGGCACACTGCTAGCTAATGACGTAGTAGTAGTTTATAGCTCGACTATTAATGGTAGATGGAACGTGCCTACCCCTTCCGAGAACCTATGGGCAACTATTGGCGGAGACTTTCAGCAAGTAAATAGCAGAAACTATGCTTCAGAGGGACTTGTCCGACGTTTTGAGACAAATGGATCTTTGACACTGGCAGAAAGGACATTTAAGTACTTCACCAACTTTATCAACTCTACATCGCAGCTTGTAGTCGTAGTACTACGTGGTGTACGCAATAGCGGAACGTTTGTACAAGTTGACATTGGTCCACGCGCTTATTCAACATTCGTTCCTCCCACAACCCCGTCGCCAGTATCAGCTGCTCGCGGTGGTTCAGGAAGCTTAGCTCTATCTTTCGGTCACACTCTTAGTGGTACTATTGGAGGTCCTCCGGGAGGATGGACTAACATCATTCAGCAGGATAACGCTGCAGGCGTCGCTTACTGCGAAGGGCAGTGGTTCCCAGCCGATGGCACAACTACGCAGTCTGCTAGAACCCCGAGCCCAGCAACACGGGGCTACGGTCTGATCCACTTTATCGCTCCTTGAGGTGATCCATGAACCCGCTCATTACCAACATTAATGCTCACGTACAGAGCGAGACCCTCGCTACGCGTACCATCATTGCGTGGAATCCAGTAGCTAATACCGGATCCATCAACTACGAATGTTCCGACTTCTATCAGCTCCGTTCAGACGGTAGCTACTTCGGAGTACCAGTACCTAACAACACTATCTCAGTACCCCTTGAAGAGGTAATCAATGAGACAGTCAACGTCGAGGTAGCCCCCGGAGTATTCCAGCCAGTACCGATGACACTAGTAGCCGGAGCTATTAAGGCCCACTTTGCTGCTAAAGTTGCTCAACTAAGAGCCCGCAACGCGGGATAACGGAGGTACTATCATGTCAGGATTTGCAGTTACCCAGCGCGCTTTCCGTTTTCAGGTAGGCACGCGTGAGTTCGCTATCGATATCCAGCAGAACATCCTATTCGAGACAGAGCCGGGCGGTATCGGCGTATCACTATACGAGCGTGAAGGTGCCGTATGGCTTAACAAGTTTATCGAGTTCGGGCAGCCGCTCATGGGTGCCGGTGACGCAGCTATTACTGCAGCGGGAGGTGTCGTGCCGTTCTGTAGACTTATCGTAGGACGCGTCAACAAGGCGCTTAACGTGATCTTCGGGGCTACTAACGTAGATCCTCCCAAAAACCTAGCGGAGCAAGTACAGGATTACCTGCTAGCCAATCTCAAAGTTGTATACGTAGACGGCAAGCCGCAGGTACAGCTAACCTAACGAGGGAACTATGTCACGTCCATTCAGCCTAAACGTACGTCGCCAGACTGCGGCTGACTTGGTAAGGCACGAAGCGATCCGGGAGTTTGCTTACCCGGATCCTTTGTCTTTACTAGCCCGCAAGTACAGACGATTGAAGTGGGGATTTGTACCAGCAAGACAGCTACTGGAGCAGGTACCAGAAGGCGAAGAGCACGGACGTCCTTGGACTGTAGGAGTAGGATTCACTCAAGGAGTAACCCCTGACTCCCGTATGACCCGAGAGCAGTCTCTTCGCAAGCTGGACGAAAAGGTAGGCAAGTACGCTGGAGATCTACAAAGACTGATCCCCGACATCACCGAACACCCGTTCGTTATCCAGACAGTATTTCTAAATCTAATCTTCAACATGGGCTTTGAGCGACTAGCAAAGTTCAAGAATACACTAGCTTTTCTCCGTCAGCGAGACTATCAGTCGGTAGCTGATAACCTAGAAAAGTCGCTCTGGTATCGCCAAGTAGGCACCAGAGCCGTGGAGCTAGTAGAGCGCGTAAGAACTCTATCCATCAAACAGGAGCACGTATTCCGATGAGCAAGAAGAACAAGAAGGCCGTAGCACTGGACTGCAACATCGTAGTCCTTACCAACGACATGACCCCGCAGAAGGTAGCTCTCATGGAGATGTTCTACCGGGGAGCCTTCGCTAACACCCTAGGCTACATGGATGCCCTTAACGAAGAGACTGGCGAAGTTGAGCAGCTAATCGTAGGCTTCGACAAGAACGCCGTCAACGGTCAGGTAGACACCTATCCGCTAGCCCGTCTCTTGGCTCCCAGCGAAGTAGCTAAGTACAAGGCACCAGACGGTAAGGGCGGGTACTTCTGATATGACAACTCAGGCCGACAAGGCTTGGATCAACGACTTGAAGGACGCTTACCTACAGGGGGCGTCCGACGTCGAGATCTGCAAGATCCTTAAGATGACTCAACGAGAGTTCGACTCCTACTACGAGAAGTCTCCAAACTTCAAGGAGATGGTAGATATCGGACGTATGATGGCTAAGGCGTGGTGGTATGAGCAAGGTAGACGTAACATCGAGAATACCAAGTTCAACACTACGCTATGGTCATTCAACATGAAGAACCGCTACGGTTGGGCTGACAAGACTGAGAACACTTCGGTCGATGCTGACTTCGAGGATATGGATCTCAGCAAGCTAGAGCAGATGCTTCGTAAGAAGGCACCTAGCGTACTACGCTTAATCAAGCCTACCATGACTGATGCAGAGATTGTGAACCTCGATGCCAATTGACTTTGATTCCGATCTACCCTTGAATCCCTTTAAGCGCGTCTTCTCTTTGGAGGACGAGCTAGAGATGATGGACGCTGCCCGTCCTGACAAGGACAAGGATAACCGTAAGTCAGCGGCTCGTAAGATCTATGAGGTCACTAAGCTGATGGAAGTCTACGAGCGAAAGCTAGCAGAGGCAGGTACTAGCAAGTGGTTCGTGGACGGTACTACTACCGACATCTCTAACTGCCCGAGACATCGTGCTTTTTTCGAGGCCGGTGCCGTTTACCACGAACGTCTGTTCATGGCAGGCAACCGCCCGTTGGTTGCAGGTACAAAGGTACGTACGCCAGACGGCTACCACAAAAACATTGAAGACTTGAAAGAGGGAGATAAGGTACTAGCATATCAACTAAGTACTAACTCCCTAGTAGAAGCTAAAGTAACTAAAACGTATCACTACAATGAGCCAGCCTTTACTTACTCTAACGGAAAAGGCGTGTCCGTGTCTAGTACCCCAGACCATGAGTTTTTATATGTGTCTGGTAAAGGTGTATTGCGTCAAGATAAGGCAGAAAGATTAGCAGGTAAAGTGGATCGCAAAGTAGTAGTCCCATGTAAGTGGGATGTAGAAGAGAAAGATCCCGGCTTTTCAGAACGAGAGGCTTTACTGCTAGGACTACTAACTGGAGACGGGCACCTGTGTGCCAGAAATAGTCAGTTCAAGTTCACGAACAAGGCTAAGGAGTTAGTAGACTTGGCGGTAGCTTTAGGAACTGAGTTAGGAACGCAGCCGCGAGTAGTAAATAGCGGTACTTTTTATGATGTGTATTTTCCTAAACCCAAAAAAGGCAAAGGTAAGAGCACTCTGTTTCTGCTGCTAGAGCGTACTAATTTATTGGGAACTAAGTCAGGGAATAAAACTGTACCACAGTCACTTTTCTGCGCTCCGGTAGGGCACATCAAAGCTTATCTGCACGGACTGCTAGCTACTGATGGCTATTCGCGTTTGGGTAGGTATTGCCTCAGTACTACGTCCGCCTTGCTAGCCGAGGGCGTAGTGTCCTTGTGCCTCCGCCTTGGAATCAGAGCTACTGTCGCTACGCGTAATCGTAAAGACCATAACCATGCTGACGAGATTGTAGTATCTATTACAGGAGACGACAATCTAAAAGTTATCGGCAATGTGCCAACCAAGCCCTACAAGCTACGGGGCGGTCGTGGACGAGCAGAGGTGCAAGCAGTCAGCTTTACAAAAGCAGAAGCACTAGGCAACAAAGATGTCTACTGCATCACTATTGACCATCCAGATCACTTGTTCGTAGCTAATGGATTAGTTACTTCCAACTGTGGTAAGTCCATCTCGGGAGCTTTTGAGACGGCGTGTCATCTTACCGGACTGTATCCAGAGTGGTGGGTAGGTAAGCGTTTCGATCACCCGATCTCAGCTTGGGCTGCCGGTCAGACGGGTCAGACTACACGCGATACCTGCCAGAAGGAGCTGCTCGGACCTCCGGGAGCCCTCGGCACTGGCATGATTCCTAAGGAGCTTATCCTAGGGACGGCGGTAAAGCAGGGCGTAGCTAACGCTATCGAACTAGTTAAGGTACGCCACGTATCAGGAGGAGTATCGGTACTAGGATTCAAGTCCTACGATCAGGGAGTCAAGGCGTTTTACGGTACGGCACAGCACGTAATCTGGCTAGACGAGGAGTGTCCTGACCTGATCTACAACGAGTGCTTGATCCGCACCATGACTACTGGTGGTATCCTGTACGTTACGTTCACTCCGCTGCACGGTATCACCCCGTTCATCGTTAACTTCTGCAAGAACGCCAACTTCCTAGCCGGAGCTTCTCCAGTCACGATCATGACGGACGAGGAAGAGGAAGAGCAGCTAGGTATTGGTAACAAGGCCAGCCGCGCTGTAGTCCAAGCTGGATGGGATCACGCTCCGTGGCTAGATGAAGATACCAAGAAGCGTCTAGAGGACAATACTCCTCCGCATCTACGTGAAGCTCGTCGTAACGGCACCCCATCGATCGGCTCCGGTAACGTGTATCCGATTCCAGTAGAGGAGATCGTGGTAGATGATTTCACCATTCCCGGTCACTGGCCTAAGTGGTATGGCCTAGACGTGGGCTGGAATAGAACCGCCGCTGTTTGGTTAGCCAAGAATCCAGACGATGGGTCTATCTACGTGTACTCAGAGCACTATCGCGGACAGGCTGAGCCAGAAGTTCACGCCGCTGCTCTGAAGTCTAGGGGTGACTGGATCCGTGGGTGTATCGATCCGGCATCCAAGGGACGTTCTCAGGTAGACGGCCGCAAGCTAATCGACGTGTACCGTAAGCTAGGACTCAAGCTAGTCGAGGCCAATAACGCCGTAGAAGGTGGTATCCAGAACGTCTGGTCGCTACTAAGTTCAGGTAAGCTCAAGGTATTTAAATCCTGCGTGAACTTATTGAAGGAGTACATGGTCTATAGACGCGACCTTCAGGGAAGGATCGTAAAAGATAATGACCACGCCCTAGACGCTCTGCGCTACGGCATCAATACTGATAACGTAGCCATGGTCCAGCCGACCAATACGGCAAGACATTACGGAGCCGCTAGTGCCCTCGGAGGAATCAGATATGACACCTAACGATATGCCCGTCGAAGCCGAGCAGGATCTACTGCAGGCTACCCCGGAAGAGCTAGAAGAGCAGGCACGTCAGGCGGCAGAGGCCGAACGCGAACGCCGCGAAGCCCTGCTCAAGGATCTAGCCGCTACCGTAGAGTCAAAGTTTGAGACTCGCCGCAAGAACCGCTCAGGCAAGGAGCGTCAGTGGCAGGAGTCTATGCGACTATACTACGGATCCCTAGCCAAGGTAGGAAAGGTAGGCGTAAGTCCTGATCGCCCGTTTTCGAAAGAGGCTTCAGCCGATCGTCCGGACTACAACATCGTACGTACCAAGTGCGATATCGCCATTGCTCAGCTAATCTCGCAGCAGTTTGCTGGCGGAGATAAGAACTGGGACCTAGTACCGTCTGGGGAAATGGACGCCCAGTCCTGCATCGGAATGGAAAACACGATGGTACGTCAGCTCGATAAGAGCAAGTACGGGTATGAATCACGTACGGCTATCGAAGACCGCGTAATCCTAGGTTCTGCCGTTCTTAAGGGTCCAGTAAACACCAGCAAGGTTAAGTCATCTTACAAGCTAGATCCGACTAGCGCTCAGTGGGCTCCAGTATTCCAGTCCAACACCGAGCCGTCTTACGTTCGTGTCGATCCGTGGTACTTCTATCCGGACGATTCGACTAACGACTTCTGCTCAAGCGAAGACACGATCGAGCTACACCCACTCTCTAAGACGGAGATGGCCAAGTACTCTAAGCATCCCGGCTTTATCCGCGATGCAATCATCGAGCTGCTCAAGGAAGACCCCAAGGACTATAGTACTTCCGCCATTGAGGAAGCTTCGGCTCTCATGGAGACTAGCCAGTCTTACATGAAGAACAAGTATATGGTCCTAGAGTATCACGGTCCTGTTACTTCCGAACAGCTAGAAACTCTAGGCATCGTCCCGTCCTACGACTCAGTAGACGGCAAGACCTACTACGGCGAAGTATGGGTATGCCAAGGTAAGGTCATTCGCGTAGAGCTAGCTAACATCGAAGACTTCGAGCTACCGTATCAGGTGTGCGAGTACAAGCGTGACCCGGTCAGCCCGTTCGGCGTTGGCCTGCCCCTACTAGTACGTGACGCTCAGCGTGTCGTAACGCAGTCGTGGCACATGGTACTAGACAACTCGGCCATTTCTTCTGGTCCTCAGGTAGTTATGCAGAAGGATCTCATCGAGCCAGTAGACGGTGATTGGGAAATGCGCCCGCGTAAGGCTTGGTTCCTTACCGACCTATCAGCTAACGTCAATCAGGCGTTCCAGTTCTTCGTTCCGCCTAACGTATCCGGCGACCTAATGGCTGTACTCAATGCCGCCAAGCAGTTTGCCGAGGAAGAGTCAGGTATTCCGCTGATGTCTGCCGGTCTACAGAACGGAACCGCAGTAACTACCGACTCGGCTACCGGACTAGGACTGCTTCAGCAGGCTAGCACCACGCTACTTGACCTACTGAACGAGATGTGGGACGACAAGGTGACTACCCGCGTTATCAAGCGTCTATACGCTTGGAACATGCAGTACAATCCTGACCCGATGATCAAGGGTAACTTCGAGATCGACGTAAAGTCTAGCTCAGATTACCGTAACAAGCAGCTATACATCCGCGATATGGAGAAGCTCAGCCTAGAAGCTAGCCAAAATCCCCAGACTGGTAAGTACGTTAACCTAGACGAGCTGCTAGTTGCTCGCCTAAGCATGATGCACCTGCCCTCAAGCCGCATCATCCGTACTCCGGAGGAGGTAGCTGCCTACGAACAGCAGATGGCACAGGCTCAGGGACCCAATCCGGAGCTAGTTAAGTTGCAGCTAGAGGAAAGACGTCTAGCTCTAGAGGAAAAGCGTGCTGCGCTAGAGGAGCTAAAGCTAGAGTTTGAGTTCAATCAGGCTCAGCAGCGTGAGGCTTGGGAATTCCAAGAGCGTCAGGCTAATACTTACGCCCGAGTAGCGGAAGCGGAGGCTCAGGTAGTAGCCAGCCAGAACGAAAAGGACGTAGCCATGCTCAATCTAGCCGCTAAGGACGAGCAGTTCAGGGCTAAGCTAGGTACCGACCTAGAGATTGCCCGTATGCGTGAGGAGACTAAGGCATTCCTATCCGGTCAGCAGGACAATCGCAAGCAGATCGACCAGTTACTAACAGCCCGCGAGCAAAAGCTCAAGCGCGAAACCGGATCAGGTATCTAACATGAAAGCACGCATCCCTAACCTCAACATCTACGACTCAAACTGGGTAGCTATCAAGGACTTCCTAGCTGCCCAGCTACAGAAATCACGAGAAATGCTAGAAAATCCTGCATTAAGCCATGAGGATTCTTGCGTAATTCGTGGAAAGATCCTTGTTTACAAGGAGCTACTAGCCGCTGAACGTGATATTCAGCAGGCCGCGACTAGATCGCCAACTTAAACGGAGAATGAACTTTTATGAATAACACCCCTCTAAGCGACAGTGAAGCCCAGAAGCTATTTGCCAGCGTCAGCAAAAACCTTGATGACCCTGATAAGCTAAATGAGATTCTGGGTGCGACTACGGTGCCGGATCCTGATCCCGCCCCGCAAGTAGTAGAGGAAGAGGTAAAGCAGGAAGTAGTTGAACAGGAAGTAGAGAAGAAGGAAGAAGAGAAGCAGGCCCCGACGCAAGAAAGCGAAGCTCAGGTCCCGGCAGCTCAGCCGGAAACCGCCCTATCAAGGGAAGAGCTAGAGCGTCTAGTCCAAGAGAACAAGCTGCTGCAGCACAAGCACCGATCGGAGACTAATCGGACCGCTGCACTACAGCGTAAGCTCAACGACCTAGAAACTCGGCTAGCGTCACTCAGTCCTACCGCCGCACAGCCGCCAGCTAAGGCCGCTCCGGCAACTGAGGAAGGCGAAGACGACGATCTTGCAGAGCTAAAGCGTACCGACCCCGCCCTTTATCGGATTATCAAGAAGCGCGAGGAAGCCGCAGCAGCCCAGATCGCCAGTCTACAAAACACTCTTACGCAAGAGCTAGCTCCTGTAAAGCAGGCTTGGCAGAATCAGGAAGTAGCGTCCGAAAAGGCGAGACTTGCTGAGATGGTACCAAACATTGCAGAGGTTGTACAAAGTGAGGCGTTCCATACCTTCGTAGGTAGCGCGTCTGATGGAGTAAAGCGTCTCGTAATGTCCAAGCACGCTGACGATGTTGTAGCAGGACTCCAAGTTTACTCTCAGTGGCTACAAGCAAACGGTATGGTTAAGCAGGCTCCGGCGCAACAGGAAGCGCCGCAAGCTGTGCCAAGTCCAGCCGCTAGTCAACTAGCTGGTGAGCGTGAACGTAAGCTACAGCAGGCGGTTACTGTAAAGAGTCCGGCTGCTCCCGAGAAGAAAGAACTCACAGCAGAAGAACTTTTCGCGCAGTCGTATAAGCATTTCCATAAGTTGCATGGAAACTAACCTTAGTTAAGGAGATTTAATCTATGTCATTTTCAGGTACTCAGTACGGCGACATCTCACCTCGCGTAGGTATCGTAGCCGTTGCCAACATGCTCGCTTACGCGGACACCCAGATCATCCTCGATAAGTTCGCCAAGGTCGAGGCTGTGCCGAAGAACAAGGGTCTCGTCATCCGCTTCCGTCGTCCAGTTCCGTTCGAGGTTAACCCGACCGCGCTGATCGAAGGCGTGACGCCTGCCCCGCAAGCCCTTGAGTACGAGGACGTTCAGACCTCGCTAGCTCAGTACGGTGCGTGGGTACCCTTCACGGACGTCATCGCTGACACCCACGAAGATCCGAACCTTAAGGTCATGACCGAACTCTGCGGTAAGCAGGCGGCCGAGACCAAGGAGCTTATTACGTGGAACGAGATCCGTGGTGGTACTCAGGTGTTCTTCACCGGTACGGCTGTCAGCCGCGCTCAGGTTCAGGCTGTTCTAGACATTGACGACATTCGTCTCATTGTCCGCCAGCTCAAGCGTAACCACTGCCGCAAGATCACCAAGAAGCTCTCGGCTTCTCCGAACATTGCGACCGAGCCGGTCAACGCTTCGTTCGTCGGCGTTGCCCATACCGACCTTGAGCAGAACATCCGTGCTCTGCCCACGTTCGTCCCAGTCGAGCGCTACGCTTCGGGCACTCCTCTCCACGCAAACGAGCTTGGTCGTATCGAAGAGGTCCGCGTAATCCTCAGCCCGATGCTAGAGCCGTTCCTAGGTGCGGGTTCGGGTACCATTACCGGCGTACTCAACAACGGTTCAAACGTTAACGTCTATCCGTTCATCATCTTCGGTGAAGAGGCTTACGGCGTTACCCCGCTTAAGGGTATGGACTCCGCCGCGATCGCGGTAATGAATCCCAAGATGGGTGCCAGCTACGAGGATCCGCTAGGTCAGCGTGGTTTCGTTTCATGGAAGATGTGGTTCTCGGCTGTACGTCTAAACGAGCAGTGGATGGCTCGTCTTGAGACTGCGGTTGGTGCCCTCTAATCTCACTAGTTAAGGAGAAGTAAACTATGTCTTTCCGTTCACCTGCCCACGTCGGTGGAGTTCGTCACCGCGCTCTTGCTGAGGCTCCGTTCGAGATCAGCGCAACTATCGACCTACCTGCTGGTCGCGGTCTCGTAACTTCTGACCGTCTCCGCTTCTTCCAGATCGGAGCTGGTTATCAAGTAGCCGAGCTAACCATCAGCACTGATGACCTCGATGCCAACGGTACTCCCACCATCACCCTAAACGCCGGCTTTGAATCACACAATACCGGTGCGCAGGCTTCCAACCTAACCGCGTTCGCTTCGGCGTCAACGGTTGGTCAGGCTGGCGGTACCGCTCGCTTCGAGCCTACGGCGGCGGCTCCGGTAGCTAACTACACTGTAACGCTCTCGCCTCAGGTAGGTGCTGCTACTGCTCCTGCTGGCGCTACGCGAATTACGGTTACGGCTGTCGTCGTACCTGCCCGCGCTAACGCGATCCCGTCGCTAGGTAACGCTAACGGCGCTGCTTACGACCACGGTCGTCCTAACCCCACCGTCTAATTGACGATGGACTGGAGGGGGAGGGAAACCTCCCCTTCTAGCTTTACCAGTCAGTGGTGTAATGGCAACATGCGGGACTCCAAATCCCTGCGATCTGAGTTCGAGTCTTAGCTGGCTGGCCACCTATCTAATGTAGAGGAGATCTACCGTCATGAGTAATGACCACGCAGAATACACTAACGATCTAGACAACCTTCCGATTGGCGAGCTTCGTAAGAAGGCCGGCATCTACCGCGTGCCGCTAGCGCGCGACATGACCAAGGAAGATATCATCAACGCCATTCGAGCCAAGATGGCCGAAGGCAAGTACGCTCTAGAGGCGTATGGTGATGCTCCCAAGCCCGGCTACGCTCGCATCGAAGTACACCTAGATCCCAATCCGACTTCCTCGAATCGCCCAGTCTACGTCTGTGTCAACGGCTATGCGGTTCTGATTCCACGAGGCATCAAGGTAGACGTTCCGATCAAGATCGTCGAAGCACTCAACAACGCTAAGTCAAAGCGTCTCCGCGAGAACGCCTCAGTCCCGCCCAACAACCCAGCTCGTTTCTACTTTGAAGAGGTGTCGAACTATCCGTTCAGTGTCCACGGCATGACACCCGGCCCGGATCCTCGCGGAGAAAACGAGAAGGTAAAAGCTGCAGTACACCTACCGCGTAAGAAGTTTCATGAGAAGTTCGGCTACTGGCCGAGAGAGGATGAACTCAAGGAAGCTCTACGCGATGGTCGTCTTGTAATCGAATACGTTAAGTAATCTTAGGTAGGAGGGTTTAGTGGACTTTATCGAGCTAGTAAACGAGACGATCTCGGAATCAGGGGCTACCCTATCAGAGCTGGACTCGGTAGAGTTTGCTAACCCCTCCGATCCTATGCACCGTCGCTTTAAGATGTGGGTAGCTAGATCTTGGAAGGAGCTACAGCTAAGCCGAGAGCGATGGAGCTTCATGTCTAAGCGCGGGTACGGAGTAATCCTCCCGCGTATCTACGTCAAGAACGGCAGCCTCCCGAGCGAACCTACGCCGGGAGAGCTGTTTGAAGGCAAGATCAACTCCTCAACTTTTACAGTTGTAAAGGTTACGACTTTGAGTGGTAGCTGGGCTGCTGGCACCGCCGAAGCTTTCATTGATATCGACAATCTAGTAGGCGAGTACGGACTAGGAGAAGTGTTCAACAGAGTCACAGATGGCGCACAGGACTGCTTCATGATTGGAGGCAGAGCGCGCTGGGACTTCTCCGAGTTCGCCCCGGACCTAGACGATCTAGACTACAACTCAGTGTATCTAGGCTACGTAGATTCTACGCCAGCAGAGTACATGGACGGTCTGGACTTCGTTGAGTGGAATCTCTGGAACAACTACTATGAGGCTGACGTAGGCAACCTAAGCAAGCCAGCTCAGATTACCGAAACCCCGGACCGACTGACTGACCTGTACCCTAGCCCAGAAAAGCCCTACCGCATCTACTTCAACTACGATCGCGGTCCGCAAGAGCTAGTGCTGGCAGGAGACGTACCAGACATGCCGGAGGAGTTTCACACGATGATTATGTGGGGCGCAGTGCTCCACTACGCTGAGTACGATCAGAACAACGCGCTAGCCGCAAGAGCCGCTAGGCAGTACCGCAAGTACAAGATCAGACTGGAGAACAAGTGTCTACCTAAGCTAGGCTGGGCACCAAGTCCATACAACAGAGGTTAAGTCCAATGAGCTACACGAACGATGTAATTCCTCTAGCCTACGGACTCGACCTAGTAGAACCCAAGCCGCTAGCTGCCTCCGGGTCGCTGGCGGTTTGTCGTAACTACGAGATTACGGACAAGGCTGGCCTACGCCGTATCGACGGATTCGAGCGCTTCGACGGTAGACTAGGCGGAGAGTGTGATAAGTACTGGCAGGTATCAGTAAGCTCGCCTGTAGGATCAGCAAGCCTAGGCGATGTACTAGCCGTAGATACGTTTGGTGCTATCGGTACCACTACCGGCATCCCTAGCAATCAGCTAGGTGTATTCGTACTAGGAGTGGTAGTACAGGTAGTCAACTCTACTAGCTACATCGTAGCTGTCATTAACGAAGACCTATTCCCTGTAGTAAGGGACGAGGATAGCTATGTCACGTCTCTAGCTACCGGCGTCGATCGCCGCCTGTTCCGCCTAAACAAGAGTACTAAGACTCTAGTCGAGCTAGGCAATCTATCCTTGGTCCGAGACCTGAGGTTCTTTGCCACGTCTCCACAGGATCAGTACACCAAGGCGCTGAGCTACATGACTTACCTACGCTCGACGGTAAGCAGCCTGCCGGGTCCTGCCGTAATGACCTATCGCCACAAGGGCATCAACTACGCCGCTGCCGGAGCTAACACTCTGGAGCTTCGTGGCTCGTCAGCGGGTGCTATCGTAGTGTCGTCTGTACCAAATACTGTAGTAGGCAACTCATTCAACGGAGCTACTGCGCGCGTTCTAGGCTACGAGGTAATCACGATCTCGGGAGAGGATCGCGTAGTAATTTCCTACGAGGATCTTAATACCGGTTCGTGGGATCTAGCCGCTGCTGCTGCGGGTACTACTATCACCGGACTCACTGCCACTATCGGCGGTGTTTCGCTAGGTGGCGGTCTATCGCTGGTCATCTTCGGCAAGGGCTATAGCCCGGACAAAGCCGTGATGTTTACCTGCGGCGCTGAGCAGGCTGAGTCTGTGTCAGACTACTTCGCTTCGATTCACGGCGGATGGAAGTTCTTTAACACCGGATGGGCGTTCTCGTTTGATACGGGCAACAGCCATGTGTCTGGTCAGGACGAGATTCCTAAGTACGAGCGCGGCCTAAGTATCCCTACTCCCGGCACATTCCAGTACTGGATCTCTGATGGTACTAACACCTTCACTGTAGACCTGAACACCTACAAGGTGGCTAGTGGTGCCTTCTCGGCAGGTAACGCCGTAGGCACGATGCAGGTAACTAAGGTAGTAAGGGTTGCTGGCACTGCACCGATGTTCACCGTCGGCTACAGCGTGTACAACTCAGCCACTCTGACTACTCCGAACCGAGTAGCCGTCATCACGTCTGCGCCTAGCTACAACTTCCTACCCGGCATCTCGGCTCTTCAGAGAGCTTCTAGCCGCTACGTAGCCAGCGACTACAACTACTATGGCCTAGAGGATCTGGACGCCGTATACGTCGCTACAGGGGCTTCTAAGGCATTCTATTTTAACCGTGAGCGTCTGATCTTCATTAACGACAGTACCCCTGACACTGAGTATCCGCGTCATACGGACAGGATCGCTAACTCGCTAGCCCTAGGCTACGCCGATGGCATGGTCCGTATCTCCGTAACTGGAGAGCCGTGGAATTACTCAGGTCTCGACGGTGCTGCCGAGTTTGCTATGGGCTATCCGGTACGCGGACTGCTGTCTATGCCGGGTGATACTCTCGGCGTATTCTGTTCAAACGGAGTGTTCGCTATTCAAGGCAGCGTACCTGATAACTTCTTGAAGAGAGTCATCCTGCCCAAGACTGGAGCTGTAGAGTACACGGCTGTATCGCTAGGTGACATCGTGTTCTGCTCACACTCAGGCGTAGTAGCTCTCAGCCAGTCAGACAAGTACGGTGACTTCGTAGGCATTCCTATCTCGTACAAGCTGTCCCCCATCATTCGTCCCAAGACGTCAGCTAACGGTGCCATTGTCTGTGCGATTCCTATCCGCACCAAGAACCAGTATAAGATCTTCTCGGCTGACGGAGACATCTTCACGTTCACCTTTAACGAGGGACGTCCGGTTCAAGGAACGACGCAGACGCTGTACCTAGGTCTCGAAAACTTTACAGATGTAAACGGTAAGGAGTTCGTGCCGCTAGCTTTGTCGTCTGTCCTAGACCACGACGGAATCGAGACAGTACTAGCGTCGCATTATTCCCCTACTAGCCGTGTAGCTTCCAACTATCTGTACAGGCTAGACTCAGGCTGGGGCTTTGACGGCAAGGCTATCAAGGCTGAGTTCGACGTCAACTGGTACTTTGCTGGTAATCCGTTTGGGTACAAGGTAATGCGTAAGGTACGAGTAGATGGTGTAAGCCGTGGACTAGCTTCGCTCAGAATCACTACGGCTAAGGACTACGAGAACGAATACCAGTCTACGTTGATCAACGCTTCTATCCCAGATCGCCAGGACTTCATCAAGCAGGGTGATACGCCCTACACCAACATGGCTAACGTAGCTGAACGTGGTCTAAACGTATCTATCAAGGTACTGCACGAGCCCAGCATCAACGCTCCGGAACCTTCGCACACACTTCAGACTCTATTCATCCAGTTCACTCCGACCAAGGTAGATGCTTAAGGAGCCCCTATAATGACCAGTACTGTACCATCAACTCAGCAGCTAGGAATGCAACTGATCGGAGAAATGCCTCAGATCAGGACTAACGTAGGCCCCGGCTTCCAGCCCGTAAACGTGGCAGCCCCGGCACAGGCCGGCAACATCGATGTTAACCGAGAGATCTCGGGGACCAAGGCCCTAACCAAGCCTATGGACTATCAGTTCGCAGAAGACCGTCTAACCAATATGGTCAACTCGAACAGTCGCTTCATGACGGAAGCTAAGCGTTCAGGTCTAGAGCAAGCCGCTACTCGTGGAGCTGGTAACAGTTCTATTGCTGCGGGTGCTGCTATGCGTGAGGCTATGAGAGCTGCTGCGCCTATCGCTCAGCAGGATGCAGGCTTTACGCAGACCGAGTATGGACGTGGCATGGCTGCCCAGTACGAGGATGACCTAGCCGGTAACTCGCTGATTCGTGATCTAGACAAGACCCTGTTCACTCTACGTGGCCAGAACGCTATGTCTCAGAACGATCTGATGCGTAACATCGCTATGGCCAATGCTCAGGCTGGTATCTC